TCAAACTTTCGGGGCCGGTTTGACAATGTTCGTTCGCGCTTCGGTCTCTTCCAGAGCGCGCATCCCTTCCGCCGCGAGTCTCTTCCGGTCAGCGGCGGCGGTATATCTGGCGGCTTCCGCCAGCGCCGCGTGGCCCAGGACGGCCATGATCTCATTCGCGGAACGCCCATGTTCCGCCAGCCGTCGCGCCGTCGCCTTGCGAAGCCCGTGCGGGCTCAGACCCTTGGGCAAGCCCGCTTCCGTCGTCACGTCCCGAAACCAATTCGTGAAGCCCGCTGGGCTGAAGGGCTTGCCCTGGGCCGTGGTCAGGAAGGTGAGGTTGTCGCGCGGGGTGGCGTCGATTGCCTCACGCAACGGCTTCAGGACAGGGACGTGGATCGTCGTTCCGGTCTTCTGTTGCGTGATCGACAGAACGCCGTCGCGGACGTGCTGGCGGCCCATGCGGACCACATCGCTCCGCCGCTGCCCCGTGTAGAGCAAGAGCATGAAGGCGAGATGGGCGCGCGTCCCAGGCTTATGCGTCGCCAGGAAGGTAGAGATGTGCTGTTCTTCCCAGGTGGTGAAACCCGAAGAGCGGACCTTGATCTTGCGGACGCCCTGGGTCGGGTCATCCCGCCGCCAGCCAAGTTCCACCGCATGGCGCATCAACAAGTGGATCATCCGCAGAAGGTTGTTCGCGGCGGTGGGAGTCGAAGCCTTCGCGCCGATGATGTTTCGGACGTGCCGGGTTTCCATCTTCGCCACGCGCTTTTCGCCATGTTCCGCACGAAACCGTTCGATGATTCCGCGATAGGTGGTCTTGGTCGAGCTTCGAAGCCCCGCGAAGTCGGCGGTCTGATAGTAGCTCACCACAAGCGCGTCGATTGATCCCGGACGGGTCTTCTTGGCCGCCACCTGGGCGGGTTCGCCTTTCAGGGCGTCTTCATAGGCCGCCATGAATTCAGGGCTCCAGGGCAACCCAGGAAGCGCCGTGCGGGGAATCCCAGGCTTGCGGAGATACCAGCGCGCCTTTCCGTGTCTGTCTGTGAAGCCCTGACAGTAGGGCGGAGGTCGTCGGAGTTGCTTCATACTTGGTCCCATTCATTGTCTTCGGGACCTTCATCATGCGCGGACGGAGTGTCCCCAGGCAAGGCGTCGAAGGCAACGTCCAGTTGATACCTGTCCCAAAACACGCGGGCTTTCACGCGCTTGGGGCCGGGCATGAGCCCTTCGCGGACCATGGAATCGAAGAAATTCGGGCTCACGCTGACATAGGCCGCCGCCTCTTCACGCGACAGTCCCCGCCGTGCAGGCAGGGGCAGCGCGGTATGACGGGCGGCGGCCATGGTGTCAGAACGCGCCGTTCAGGCGGACGCGGACGCTCGCCGCACCGTTGCCAGCGGCGGTGACGGCCACGCCGACTTTCGTGTTCCCGCTCGCCGTCGTCGTCACCAGCCCGTCGCTGGACCGCCAGTAGATGGCAGCGCCCAGGGTGATGTCGTCGGCGGCCACCTTGGGCATGTCGAAGACGCCCGCCGTCACCAGGACCAGCGGGTCCCCGGTTTCGGCGTCACCCGCCGCGATGCCGAACAGGCTGCCGATTTTCACGCCGTCCCCGCTGGTGGCAGCGGCGGCGGCGGTCACGGTGATGTTCTCACCGGCTTGAACGAAGTTCTTCATGTCAGAGTCCTTTCGAGGTCTGGAATCGGATGGTGTGCGGGGGCTTGTTTGCCCCCGCCAGTTGGGCTTCGAGGTCCGCCACATACCGTTCCAGCGCGGCGCGGTTCGCGGGGCGATACTCCACCCGCTCGCCGTTCTGGTCGGTAACAGCGACGGCTTGCGTCCCTGTCAGAAGCTGGTGAAGCGCCTCTTGCGCCTCTTCCAGCCGTTCAGAGGTCGTCAACACGGCCACGGTCAGCTTCCTTCGTGGAGATACGCGCCGCGCCAGTCGAGCCAGCCCGCGCCGAAGTCCAGGAAGGCCCGGAATTTCATGCCCAGGGTGTCCCAGGCTTCCGTCCGCTGAATCTGGACGCCCTGGGCGGACGACAGATAGGCGTATTGCATGGCCGCCAGCCGCGCCGGATCGGCGAAGATGTAGACCGCATCCCCTTCCAGGCGGGGTTCCACCAGAAGCGTCATCTTCGAAGCGGCCACGTTCACTTCGTCCGATTTCGTCGGGTAGGTTTCCGCCAGGATTTGTTCCGCCAGGGTCTCGATTTCCGGCCCGACGATCATGAAGCGCGGGGCCGCGCCGACGATGGTCTTGCCGTCCATGCCCTTGACCGTCCGCATGGCTTGCCGCGCGTCCGTGAACACGTCCACGCCCGCCGAACCGATGGCCCCGGCGGAACCGCCGCCAGCATTGCCCAGGTTGCCACGGGTGGCGTCGAAGACCGGGGTCCCGTCGCTGAGGTTCGGATTGCCGGTCAGCAGCGTGACCAGGATGTCCGCTTCCGTCTGGGCCGCCGCTTCGCCCAGGGCCGCCGTCATGTCGCCCAGAAGGCCCAGATCGTCGTCGATCATCAGCTTCCGGGAAACCGTGACGCCCCGCGCGAAGGTCTTCAGGCGCATGGTCTCGCCGCTTTCGGCGCGGCTGGTGTGGGTGATCTCACCGGACTCGGCGAGTTCTTCCAGGCGGCCCATTTCGCCCAGGCGGATGGACGTGGAGTCCTTGAAGTTGGGAAGCGTCCGCTGGCGGCAAAGCGTCTTGAGCGGGGACTCTGCGGCCTTGTAGGTGTCCAGCGCCACCTTGCCCATGGCGTTGCTCACGGTCAGGGCGAAGTCGCTGGTGGTGTGCTCACCGGCCCGCGTGAACACTTCGTCCGCCGACATGCCGCGCGTGGACACGCCCGCACGGGTCAGGGAATCGACGGCCATGTCCCGAAGGCTGAGGTTCAGGAAGGGACGCACGTCTTCGGCGGGTTCCCCGCCGCCGCCCATGCGGAAGGCCAGCGCGTCGGACTGGCGGCGGATGATCGTCGCCGGATCGTCGTTCGCGGGGGCATGGGACCGGATGATCGGGGCCGCGCGGCGGCGGTCCTGCATCGCGTCGAAGATTTCCGCCTTGGCACGGGTCATGTCCGCGCCCGCGTCGATCAGATCGTCCGCCACCTGGGCGTCCAGGCCAGCGGTGCGGACCAGGGCGCGGATGTCGCGGCGGCGGGTCTGTTCCGCCACATCCGGCGAAACGGTTTCGGTGATGTCATCGGGCATGGGGGACTCCTCTTGTTGCCGCAGACGGGCGGACGGGTCCGCCGGGTTGGAGGTCAAAGTGACTTCTGTGATCGTCCAGGCGGTGGGGGTCTTCACCCGTCCCGCCTGGGTTTGTTTCTCGGTCCATCCCGCGACGCGGTAGCCGATGCTGACTCCGCTCACGGTCCCGTCCGCGATCCGCTGCACCACGGGCGCTGCATCTTCGGCGGCGGTGAGTTCCAGAACGGCGGTCACAGACCCACCTTCCAGAGCGATGGACCGAACCCGCCCCAGGGTGTCACGCACCGATGCGGTTCGGTGACTGTCCAGAACGGGCAAGCCTTCGGCAGCGGACAGGTCCAGCGTGTCCGCCGTCAGGACTTCCAGGTAAGGCCCCCGCGCGTCTCGGCGGCGCACGGGAGTCGGGGATGCGATGACCGCCGAAACGGTTCGCGTGTCAGGGTCGAAAGAGTTCGGGCGGGTCTGAGCCCCCCGCGTCAGGGTGTCAGTCGTCATTGGAGGACTCCGGTTTGTCGGGGGACCCGAAGGTCAGGCCAAGGTCGCTTTCACGGGCACGGTCGGCGGCGATCTCTTCGTCCAGATCGTCGGCGTTCCAGCCCATTTCGTTGATGGCCTTGGTTCGGCTGGTGAGCCCCAGGGCCAGCGCCTCTTTGACCGCCGCCAAGTCCTTCTGAGGGTCCACCTGCATCGGGCGCGGCATGATCCATTCGGCGGCCATGTCAGGCGTCAGATCGAGACGCCCAGACAGGACTTCGGAGACGATCCACCGCCGCCAGACAGGCCGCAGGAATTGCGGGACAAGGGTCCCGTATTGCGTTTGTTCCACGCGCGCCCGGAAGGGCAGAAGCCCCGCCCGAAGGGACGAATAATTGGCGTTCGTCAGGTCGCCAGACAGTAGGTGTTCGGGCAGCCCCAGAGCGGCGGCAAGCGCCTGAAGGTTCATCCGCAGGAAGGCGGGCGAGTCCTTGGCCGCGTCAGGGGCAGAGAATTTCACGTCGATCCCGGCGGGCAGGACCTTCAGCGCCCCAGGTTCCAGGCCGGTGTCGAGAATACCGCCCGTCTGATCTCCGTCGAAGGGCAGCGCGCCCGTGGCGTTCAGATCGGTCAGGAATCCCGCGAACATGGCGGACGTTTTTGCCCCCACCAGGAGGGCGTCCATAAGCTGGTCCAGTTCGTTCGCGGACAGGACAGCCGGGGCCAGCCAGGACAAGCCGCGAACCTGCCCCGCGCCTAGGGGGCGCATGATGTGCAGCACGTCGGCGGCATCGAAGCGGATCGACGGGGCGTAGTCGGTGAAGGTCGCATGGGGGCGCGACGGCAGAATCCAGTAGGCCACCCGGCGGCCTTGGGCGTCGAATTCCACGCCGCTGACGATCATCCGCCCGCCGCCAAGTTCCGCCGTCTTCGATTCGTCCAGTTGTTCGGGCGCGACGGTCTGAAGCCTCAGCCCGTCCCCGTCGTCGTGAATGATAACCAGGGCTTCGCCGTCCACGATCAGGTGGCGGGCAATGTCCCGTTGCAGCCCCCAGAAGTCCGTCCGTCCCGCCGCGTCGGCGTCGTCCGCCCAGGTCTCGAAAGCGCGACTTGCGGCGCGGCGGCTGCCCGCGTCTTCAGCGCGGGGCGTCGGACGGATGCCAGCCCCCACCAGCGCGGCGGACCAGTTGTCCACCCCATTTGCCAGGAAGGGATTGTTGGCGGCGAGGTAACGAGCGCGGGACCGCGTGAGCGTCGCCCCCGCCGCCACTTCGGGATTGATCGGCCCGAAGGTGCCGAAGCCGCCGCCCCGACGCCCGCCAGCGGCGGCGTCGATCATGCGACGCGCCGGGGTTTCGGTCGTCCGAAACAGTTTCGGGAGTCGAAGGCGGAAGGCCATGGTCAGTTCATCCCTTCGCGGTCGCCCAGGATGATCGGAAGAATCCGGTCCAGCGACAGAACGGTTTCCGCATGGGGGATGACGGGTTCGGGGCCGCCGAAGAGGTTCGGCATGAAGCCGTTCTGGACGTTCCAGAGCTTCGCCCCGACACGCTTCTTGCCCGCGTCGTCCAGCGTCGCGGCGACATGCAGGGACCAGCCGGTCACGCCCCGCCGATAGTCGAGAATGGCCCACGCGGCAGGGCTGGGGCCGAAAGCCCGGAAATAGGCATTCACGTTCTCGCCTTTCGGGACACCGTTCGGAAAGTGGTCTTCCACGGCGAAGGACTTCATGGCGAGGGACACCGCCCGCCCGATGCCGTCAGGGCCGTCCACTTCGATGCTGGCGAAGGCCAGGGTGTGAAGGCATTTGGCGATCAGAACGGAGTCGATCTCATAGAGGTAGGGTGCGCGCTTGTCGGCGGCGTCGATCCCGACGGGGCGCAGGAAGTCCCGCGCCGCACATTTCTTGACAAAGGGTTCCAGCGAGTCGCGGGACAGCCCAGGTTCGAGACAGCGCGCCACCACATCCTTGCGGGACAGATGCGACGGCTGGCGGTCAAGCGGCGGCAGATAGTGGATGGTCGGAAATTCTTGATCGGTCACGGTAGGTCCTCCGGCTATATACCGGACCTTCATACACCGATTCGGGGCGCTTGGGAATTGAACAGGCAGTTTAACAACTTATAGTTCAATGGTTTAGACTGCAAGTTGACACCCCTAAACCTATTGTCGGATTGTGCAAATCCGACTATACAGGTGACACGGCGCGTTTGGTCGCGCGTCGTCTCTCCAGTGATGGTGAAGGGGAGTCGGGGGCGGTTTGCGAGTGCCGCCCCCGACGCATTAGGAATGCAGAACAGAAGCGACATTCAGAGGGCGAAAGCCCGCGTTTACTACAAGGCCCGCCGTCGCGGCCTGTTCTTCCGGTCCTGCCCCAATCCCGAAAATGGGGTGCCCAGATACCGCGTTATCACTGAAGACGGCGGCCTAGTATGGTGGGCAGATCACATCGGAGACGCGGAAGCCTATCTGGACAAGGCCCCGCCCAGGGGGTGGGTGGACTAGAAAATGGGCCGCAGGGGACCCGGCTTCCCGTGGTTCTTCAGGTCTTCAGCCTTGTGGACCACGATTTTTCCACCGGCACCGGGAATCTGGCAATGGACGCCCTTTTCGTCGATCTTCACCACAACAAGCGCCCGCCGTTCATCGGCAAAGGTCACTTGATCCCCGATTTCAATTTGCTTCGCCATGGTCAGTCCTTTTCCGAAGTAAAGCCGATTCGGGAACGCCCCTGGGCTTCGTCCAATTCTATGGAAAAGGCTTCGCGGGCGTCTTGGAAGATCGCTTCACAAATTTCAGTCATGACGCTTTCCACATCTTCCCCAAGGTGGAATTGTCGTTCCCGGTTCCCGACAGTTAGGCGGACGCCCCCACCGAAAGGGTGAAACTCCAAGACGGTTCGAACCCAGGTCGCGCCCCTGTCCGATTGGTTTCCGATTTCAGTGCAAACACCCATGCGGATCGGTTCCAGGTAGATCGTGCCCCGCCCATGGCTATCGAAGGCCGCGCCACGGTAAAGCGCGCGTGGGTCAAAATCACCTTCCGGCGGGACCGCATTTGCCGCCGTCTTTGGTCCACCCAAATAGGCGACATAGGCTTCCACGATTTTCGGCCCAATGGCCTTCACCTTCTTGTAGAAAGCCCATGTTTCTTCGCCGTATTTCTTCGTCAGCGCCTGAAGCTCTTCATATCTGGTCTCTGCCATTTCCTGCCCTTTTCTCAAATCAGTTACCGATTCATCCAAGCCGACTTTACCACGGGGGGCGTTCTTGTGGGGGCGGCTTTCGTGGAGACTTCCGCTTCCCGGCGTCCCAGGTCAACTCCCACCAGCGGGCGCACTGCGAGCGCGTAGACCATGCAGTCCAAGGATTCCGCCCGCCTCCCCGTGATCCGTTCCCAGACGCGGACAGGTGCCCCGCGCTTGTAGCGCACCAGACGGCGTTCGCTGGCGAGTTCTTCGAAGAACCTGTCTTCCAGGGTATCGCTGAAGCGGACAGTTCGCCCCCGCGACAGGTGGGACGCCAGCGTGGCCTTCAGCCCGTCCACGCCCAGGATGAACAGGCGGGACCCGCGCGTCTCGCTGGCCTTGATCGACGGACGCGCCCCAGGTGCCCCCTTGATTGCCACGATCCGGCGGGCGAAGCGCGGACGGCAGAAAGACATAACCGGGTCCATGGTCTCGCCGTCCCCGGCGTCGATTGCCACCGCGTCCAGGCGCAAGGTCCCGCCGCCGGGGTGCGGCCACTGGCCCCGAAGGAAGTCGTCCAGTTCCGCCCAGGTATGATCTTCGTGGGGGCTGCCCCAGATGACGTGTTGCGCCAGGACGAAGTAATCGGTCTTCCCGTGCCCCAGAATCACGATCTCCAGGCGGTCCCGCTGCACGTCGACTCCGGCGGTCAGGACCAGCACTTCCGGGGGTAGCGCATCCAGGCCGAACCGTTCCCGACGCGATGCCAGGGCGGCTTCGTCGATCTCTTCCGCCGCCTCTCGCCAGCCTTCTGCCAGGATTGTGTTGACGAAGGTTTGCAACTGGTCCGGGTGCGCCTTGGCCGCGATGAATTCCGCCGCCAGCTTGCCCCAGGACGCATTCGCCAGCGTGGACACCAGCGCGTTGAGTCGGAAGCCCGCGTGGCCTTCGATCTCGGGGCGCATGGCCCGCCACGCCCCGGCTTCCACCATGCCCGCTTTGTGCTTTTCGTCGATCAGGGACTCGCAATGGGGGCAACGGAAGGCCGCCGTCTGGGGCTTGTCCGGTTCCCATTCGATATGCCGCCACTGGATTTCGGTGAAGGCCCCACAATCCGGGCACGGGACTTCGAAGACCCGCTGGTCGCTCTGGGCGTAGGACCGCAGCACGTTGGACGTGTCCAGCAGAGTCGGTGTACTGCCCAAGATGATCTTCCGGTTTGCGAAGCTGAGGGTCCGCCGCTCGGCCAAGGTGATCGGGCTGCCTTCGGCGGACGGTTCCATGGCGTCGGCTTCGTCGATCAGAAGAATTCGGACATTGTGGCGGCGCAGGTTCCGGGGGCTCTTGGCAGCGACGATCTTCAGCGACCCGCCGGGGAAGCGGCGGGACAGAAGCGTGGACCGCCCGGACTCGTCGGCGTCGCCAGAAATGAGCCCGCGCAAGGCCGGGGTAGCGTCGAAGATCGGTTCCAGGTCGGAGACGACATAATCGCGGGCGTCCGCTTCCGTGGGCAGAAGGGCCAGGATCGGGGACGGCTCATTGGCGACGTAGGACGCCAGCGCCCCGGTGAGCAAGGTCGTGAACCCGACGCGGACGGGCTTCACCAGCGTCACACGCTCCACCAGCGGGTCGCTGATAGCCTGTGCAATGCCGCGCTGGTAGGGCCAGAGGGTAACGCGCCCAGGGAGGGCAGAGACGCCTTCGGGAAGCCGCATGTGGGCTTCCATCCAATCCCCCAGGGACAGGTGCGGTGGCGGCTTCAGAGCGGCCAGGGCGCGGGCACGGGTGGCGGTCAGGATTTCATTCGTCATGGCTTGCCTCTTCGAGCGCGTCGCGGACTTCGCGGTCGATCATCTGCACGTCATGGGCGGTCAGGTGCCCAAGCCGCTGTTGAACGCGGGCGGGAATGGCGAGCATGGCGGCGCGCACGTCCCGAAGGACCGATGCCCAGGCGGATTCGACTTCGGCCACGGGGACCAGCGTCGCGCGGGTCTTGGCGTTCGCCAGTTCGATCTTCTCGGCATTGGCGCGGGCCAGCCGCAGCTTCTCCGCGTTCAGGTCCGGGTCCGTCGATTGTCGCCCCCGCTGCCCCGCCCGCAGGTGTTCCACATAGGCGCGAATGGTTGGTTGCAGATCGAAGCGCCCGTCCGTCCGGGGGATGACGCCTTCGCGGGCCAGCGCATGAATCCGGGCGGTGGACAGGTTCAGCCATTCCGACAATTCGGCGGCGGTCACGGTCTCGCCAGGAGAGGTTTCAGGGCCGCCGCCCAGGATGGCTTCGATCTCGGCGTCATAGGCAGTCATGCGCGCCCCCGTTCTCTAGGATTTCTGGAAATTCCAGAGTGAGCCGGAACGCGGGAGTTGGATTCCCGATTCCAGAAATTCTGGAGAGCGTGAAAAGCCGGGGCTCCGCGCCCCCCGCGACGCGCCACGCCCAGGAGGGACCCGTGCGACAAGTGCGACATGTGTTCCATATGAGCCCCTAGTGCCGGGATTCCGGTGTTCTCGCGCGCGTAAGGCGATAATTGGATGACATGTCGCACATGTCGCAGATCAAGGGATTTCAACGGGTTAGAGGATTTCGAAGTCATCGGTGAAGTCCTCCTTCTGCACGCGGAGTCCGCGATACCCACGCCCCCGAATTCCCAAAGTGTCCTTGATCGCGTCAAATCCACGCTGAGAAAGCGTCTCAGGGAAAGACCGCTTCCTGTTTCCAGGGTGTTCCCCGATTTCCAGGGCGAAGGCGTTCCAGGAATCCCAGAGGTTCGCCGTCGTGTCCGCAACGTGTTTCCCGGTCTCGCAGCACTCTTCAATCCATTGCGCGAAAATGTCCTGTTCCGCGAAGTAGGCTTCCGTCGCGCGCCGCGCGACTTCCGGGCGGAAGAGCCCGTGCGCTTGCCAGTCCAGGCAACCTTCGATCATCCACGACAGAATCCCCGGCCATTCCGCCTTCAGTTTTGCGGGAAGATCGGCGTCCTTCTGTTTCGGGGGATGATCGAAGGGCAGGATGATGAACCGCCGCTTCACGGCTTCGTCCACGCTGGTCAGGGACGGGGCGTTGTTACCCACGATGACCAGTTTCATTTGAGGCGTGAATTCGAAGCTGTTCTGGCGCATGAAGCGCGCCGTGATCTTGTCCCCGCCCGTGAGCGCCTTGATACGGTTTTCCGCCCAGGCCCGCCCCTTTTCGGTTTCCGACGCCCAGGCCAGCCGCGCCCCGTCCAGGCGGGCAATCTCTTCCGGGTGTGCATCGTGCTTGGCTGCCGTCAGAGTCGAGGTCGCCACGTTGATGGAATACTCGCCCAGGATGTCCGCCATGGTGTTGATCGCCGTGGACTTTCCTGAACCCCCGCGCCCGTAGACGAAGACCAGAGCGTGTTCTTTGGTTTCGCCGGTCAGGCAATAGCCGCCCCACATACGAAGGAAGCGGATGGCTTCCGCGTCCCCGTCCAGGGCTTCGTCCAGGAAGGCCAGCCACCGGGGGCAGTCGCGCGCCGGGTCGAACCGTTCCAGCGGCACCGGCGGGGCAGCGGTCAGCCGGGAAATATGGTCCGCCGGATCACCGTCCCGAAGGACTCCCGTCCGAAGGTCCACCGTCCCCTTGGGCGTCCCCAGAAGCCACGGGTCCCGGTTCCAGTCCGCCGACGTGGCGACGAATTCCCGAACCGTCCGCGCGCCCCGTTCGATGGCTTCCCAGACATTGACCTTGCGAAGCGGCTTCGCCTTCGGATCGTCGTCCGCCATGCTGGTGGCAAGCTGGCGGGCGTAGTGGTGCGCCAGCTTCGTTTCTTCCCGCCGCCAGGAATTCCCGTCGAACCGGAACCAGCTTCCCGCCGCATGATCGAACCGCAATTCATCCTTGTGGGCCGCCGTGAAGGCCCGGATCACGCCGTCTTCGTCCAGTTCGAAGTCGTGGTCCGTTCCCGGCGGGTCGATCCCCAGGATATGGGCAGCCTCCACGTCCGGGTCGTCCAGATCGTCGAAGAGCGCGATGATTTCCGCCCCTTCGCCCGTGATCCGCGCGCGGGCGTTCTGAAGGGTCCGGTCCTGTTGTCGATCCCCCGCGCGATGCCACCACGCGCCCGCGTCGCCGTCATCCTGGGCGATTTCATCGCGGGCTTCCTCTTCGCTCATGCCTTCGCGGAATCGGTCGCAAAGGAATTTGAACCCGATGCCCGAACCGGACTCGTCCCCGCCCTTGGGGCTGGCCTTCCCGGCGGCCCGCTTGAACGCGGGGCCATGGTCACGGATCAGCCATTCCAGATCGGCGCGCTTCACGGGGCGGATGGTCGACTCGTCGCCAAGCTGGTCTTCGGTGACAGTGAAGTATCGCCCGCCCAGGAACAGGGCGATTTCGGTATGACCGCCCAGGGAGAATTCGGCACCGCCCTTCGGCGTGACCAGCCCCGCGTCCCGCAACGCGGCCATGTCCGAATCCCGGCAAAGGAACAGGATGTGGGCACCCGTGCCGCTCGGGGACCGTTCGGTGTAGCTCTTGAAGCGGTCCACCACGGCGGACGCCCAGGGGGCCAGCTTGTCGCCGTCCAGGCACCCGTCCAGATCGACGCCACACAGCCGCCAGCCGCGCACCTGGGGCACGGGGGCGAACATGACGCCAAGCCCCGAAGGCCGCCCGTTCTGAAGCCCTTGGGCGCGCTTGTGAGCGGCTTTCCGGCTGCCCCAGGTGCCGGGGCTATCAGACTTCGCCGCGCGCCCCGTGGAGGGGTTCACGGGCAGCTTTCGCCCGTCGCTGTTCTCCCTCCACGCCACCCAGATCGGGGCTTCCTTCAGGTCGCCCAGGGTGACAGTGGGGTTGCCCTTGCGGGGCTTGGTGTGGTATTTAGATACCGCGCTAGTCATGTGCCAACTCCATGGTGGATGGTTATCGTCTTGAGTCCTCAGTTCGCTCCCGCCGCCCAGGATGACGCCCCTGGGCGGCGGAATTCGTTTCCCCGAAGAGTTCCGAAAGGTTTGACAATCGTTCTGAAAAGCGTTGGGATTCAGTGAGGCGATTTCACCGGGTTTGACACTGTAGAGCTTTGTTTTCGCTCAGTTCGTCCAGTTCCTGTCTCTCCGCCACATTCAGACACTGAATCCGTCCAAGGGCCCCGATTGGGGCCTTTTTTCTTTTTGTTTCAAAGGGCGTTGGCAGGTCCATCCGCCCTTCGGAGACTGGGCGCTTTACGCATAATGCGTCTCCGAACGGCCTGCGTCTCTCTTCGAGCGCCCCTCGACTGTCACGGGACGGCGTGAAACATCCTCGCATTTCCAGTGGGTTGCCGCGCTCATGGGGTCGTCCCGTTCGCGAGTTAATCCGGTGACGGAGACGGACACGAAGGCGCAGGGCGGCCAGAAGGGCGGCTCCGTGGCGGCCGATGCGTTCCTGATCGGCACCGAGATGCCGGGGCTGACGACCATCGTAAGCGTCGTCTGA